GCAAAGCACTGGTAACTTTGCTGTTGGTTCAATGGCATCTTTGTACAAAATCACTAAAGGCACTGACGGAATAACTACAGTATCGTAACAAGATAGGATAGAAAAATGACAGAAACCCCAATGAAAGTAGTCGTTGACTGTGCCACAGGCGAGAGCGTGACAATACCTCTTACAGCCGAGGAACTTGCACAGCGTGAAATTGACCGCCTAGCTTGGGAAGCACAGGAAGTCGAAAGATTAGCTACTGAAACAGCTAAAGCTGAGGCTCAAACAAGTGCCATCTCCAAGCTAACGGCACTAGGACTAACGGCTGAGGAAATAGCCGCACTCAAGGGCTAGTCATGGCTGAGGAAACAACTTCGGTTCGCATCACTCAAGCTGACATCTACAAGAAGCAACTCGAACATAGCGAGATACTAACAAAGGTTCTCCAAAAGCTAGATCACCTTGACGATGTGCCAGACCGCATCCGCGAGGTAGAGCTGACCCTTGCCAGACTTGCTTGGATTGAGCGAATTGCCTACACCGGACTAACAGCCTCAGCAGTAGCAATCATCGGTTTACTAATCAGCACACTAGGAAGATAAAGAAATGGCAAAAGCACAGCAAGCGATTGACGGCGTTCAGGGTAAAGACTGGAAAATCACCAGCCTGATGGGTAACAGAATCCACCCAGTTACCAAAGCCCCTAAGCACCACAACGGCACAGACATTTGGAGTCCTAACGAGCCTTGCTGGATTGAAGCACCTTATGACGGCGTTGTTGTAGAAGCTCGCAAGTCAACTGCCCCTGGTGGTGGATTCGGTAACTTTGTTACCCTGTCCCACAAGATTGCTGGCGAGGACTATGTGACTATCTACGCCCACATGCTTGACGACTCAATCAAGGTTGCAGCAGGTCAAAAGATTACGGCTGGCACACCTCTTGGCAAGATGGGTTCAACCGGTATGTCAACTGGCAAGCACCTACATTGGGAACTTCAGAAAGCTAAGAAATACGCTTGGAACGACACCGGCCTAAACTTCATCGAGCCTGTCGCGTTCTTTGACGCTCTTATCAAGCTAGAGGCAATCAAGGGAACAGCTAAGGATCAGACCCCAGCCGATGCCCCACCTGCTCCTGCACCTGTGCATGGCAAGGCTACACAAAAGCCAGCCCCTGTTGCACCTAAGCAGTCAGTAGTTACTGCGACCTACACAGTTGTTTCAGGCGACAATTTGACTCGCATTGCCTCACGCAACGGCACTACTGTTGCTGAGCTGGTTAGGCTAAACGGCATCAAGAACGCCAACCTAATCAATGTCGGTCAGGTACTAAAACTACGCTAAACAGCCCTGTAAGGCTCGTAGAGGGCTTTATACCCTAAACAGGCAAATCACCCTACGGACAGCTTTACAAGCCTTCTACGAGGCTTACAGCGTGTCAATTCTGACATAAACTAGCGTAATTGCTGGGCAGTAAAATAGTAATAACCCTACGCTCAAACTTTGAACGGAAGGCAACCCTTATGTGGTTAGACATTGCTCGCAGAACCCTAGCTGTAATTATCTTGAAGGTCACCGGAATCTTTGTCGGTGGAGCTGTTATCGGTCTTGAGGTCATTCAGGCTGTGGCTATGGCTGCCTTTGCCGGCATCATTGATGTAGCCCAAGAGCTATCTCGGTCTTACCTGGCAGATGGACAGCTTGACGCTGACGAAATCAACAAGAGCTTTGGCAAGATTGCCGACAAGTCAGGCCCTAGCTCGAAGCCCTAAGCTTCACTCGTTCCTCATGTGTGGTCCCGCCCCAGATGCCGTGCATCCCTGCGGATAGGGCATAGTCAAAGCACCTAAGCCTGACAGGGCAGTCGTTACATACCTGCTTAGCAACCTCAATCATCGCCTTGCGAGATTCGGAATCATGCTCGTCTTCAGGGAAAAACACATCTGGTAGCTCGGCACATTGAACGCCGTCATTGTTTCTTATGGCTTCTTGCAACTCAATGTATTTGCGTTCAATCTGGCGTAATGTCATAGGTTCACACTAGAGTAAAACCATCAGAAATAGCAAAGCCACGCTGAGAGAGTTAGCGTGGCCTTGCGACAAGGAAAAGAGAGGGAAACCTTGCCAGTAAATAAATTACCAGCAGAAACTAACGCATTACTTGAGGCAGTTCTACTAGGCGACTTTGCCAATGGCAGCCAAGAGTGGCACGACCTAAGAAATGAGCCAGGCGTAATTGGTGGATCAGACATCGCACCTATCGCCGGACTAAGCTCTTGGGAATCCGCAATTACCAAGTGGGCTAAAAAGACAAAGCAGATACCTGATGAAGTCACGCCCAACATGTCTATGCGACTCGGTACGAAACTAGAAGCACCAATCCTAGAAATCTTTACCGAAGAACATCCTGAGCTAACTGTTTACGAAACAGGAACTTGGGCAAACAAAGAGAACCCTTGGGCTAGGTCAAACCCTGACGGCTTGTATCAGACAGAAGATGGAAGCTGGGGAATTGTTGAAGTCAAGTTCTCACGCGACTACTGGACAGCAGTGCCACAGGCTTACCGCGCACAAGTCCTTTGGTACATGAAGGTCTTTGGAATTAGACAAGCCAAACTTGTTGCACTTGCAGGATCAAGCTATCAGGAGTACGACATTGAGTGGGATGAGTTTGAAGCCGAAACACTTTGGCAGTCAGCCCTAAGATTCCGTCAGGCTTGCTTAGAAGTAAAGATGCCGGACTGGGATGGAAGCAACTCAACACTTGAAACTGTCAGGGCGCTAAACCCAAACATTGAGGATGGCGAAGCTGACCTTGATGAGCTTGGTATGCACTACATCAACTCGGTTACAGAATACGAGGCAGCTAACGCCAAAATGACAGAGCTAAAGAGTAGAGTTATCAACGCAATGGCAGGCAAGAAGCGAGGTCTTATCTTCGGCGAACACTGGGTTAGCCTTAGATCAAGAGCTGGTGGAGCGCCTTACCTACACACCGAGAAAGGGAAATAAATGCCTCAATTCAACCTCAATGACTATGAAACTGTGGAAGAACGCATCCGCAGGTTCCTAAAAGATAATGTTGACGGAAGAATCATTACCGACAACCTAACCACCATTCAAGACCGACAAGTCGGTATGTGGGTTACTCGGTCACTCGTTTACCTAAACGCAAGCGACCAAGAAAAAGGTTTACCTAAAGGTTCAGGGTTAGCTTACGAAGTTGACAGCCAGAAAGGTCCACAAGCAACATCAGGACTCGAAGTATGCGAAACCAGTAGCATCGGGCGCGCCTTGGCCAACGCAGGGTACTCCGGTAACCGCAGGGCTAGCCGCACCGAGATGGAAAAAGTTGCTAGAGGCAACACGCCAAAGCCAACAGCTAAAGACTGGTCTGCGATGGCAGATGCACTTGGTAATGACCTTGAGGGTTTACGATTGTTGTACAGCGAAGCCAAAACTGGTGGAGCCTCAACTGAAACACTAGACAAGATCAAGGCAATCGCTAATGGACTCACAAGCAAAAAGGATTCTGATTCAGTCAATCCTTGAACTACAAGAGTGCCTACAAGAACAATACAAAGAAGGTCACTTAACAAAAGTTAGCAACCTTTGGGAGATACAAAGAGAACGAGCAGAGAGGCTCAAGCATGGAAATTATTACACCAGGCCACATAGTCGAGGAACTACAAAGGCTGACCAGGGAGATGGACAAGGGAGCTAGCGCTCTCTACGACTCGGAGTGCAAGCTGGCTGATGCCGAAGCTGCGTATGACCGAGCTGTGTCCCTAGCCTTTATCAACAACTCAGGGACTGTGGCTGACAGACAGGCTGTGGCTAAGTTGCAGGCAGTAGATGAAAAGCTCAAAGCTGACCTAGCAAGGGCTGAATACAACAGGGTAAAGACCAAGATGAGGGCCTTATCCGACCAAGCCACCATGATGGCTGTAATCAGCAAGAATGTTGAACTCCAGTGGAGAAACGCCTAGCTGGTAGCCTTATCCGGTGATTGCCGAAACCTGCTCATGTGGGGCAAAATTCAAGACTGACCATGCTCAGGCAGTCAAGCTTGTCCGAGAGTGGCGGCGTAGGCACACCTGCTCCGACAACACCGACATAACCGACACGCCCACCAGCGGTCTTGCAGATACGCAAATTGCAATGGGTTTCCAACCTGGCGAATTACCTGCCAAGATTTACGATCCTTTTGATGAATAAAAAACAGTTTGAGAAGTATCTATTGCGTGACACGGGTTGCTGGCATTGTGGGTCTAACGGCGATGACCTAATCCCACATCACCGACTCAATCGCGGTATGGGTAGTAAGAATCACTTGGCTAATCAACCAAGCAACATTATCGCTCTTTGTGCCGAGGCTAACGGCTTGCTAGAGTCAAACGCTGCCTTTGCTCGCTTAGGTCGCAAGTTAGGGTGGAAGCTTAGGAATTATGAGAACCCACTTGATGTGCCTATCTTTGGGCATGGTGGATGGTGGCTACTTAATGATGACTTTACAAAAGATTTACTAGAAACAGAGCCTGAGAACTTTTAGGTGCTAAAGTCCAAGCAAGGGGCTGGATTAGACTCGACTATCAGTAAAGCCGATGAGGAATCTGACTAGGACTTGGGTGCAACTCCCAACAGCTCCACAATAAGATACAAACAAACTAAAAAAAGAGGGTAGAACATGAGCATTGAAGCAGTCGCACTAGTCCTAAATAAATCAAAAGCAACAGGCAGGGCAAAACTCGTCTTGCTCGGTATTGCAAACCATCTTGGAGATCAAGGTGCTTGGCCAGCGATTAGCACATTAGCCAGGTATGCCAATGCCTCAGAGCGTTCAGTAAAGCGTGACATCCAAGAGCTAATTGAGCTTGGTGAGCTTCGGGTGGAGCTACAAAATGCACCAACTCAAAACCAATACAAGACCAACCTTTACTGGATAACAATTCAGGCAGGGGTGACAGATTCAGCATCAGGGGTGACAGCTCAGGTAAGCAGGGGTGACAGCTCAGGTAAATCAGGGGTGACACCTGTTGGCACGCAAAACATCAATATAACCATCAAAGAACCATCAATAGAAACCAGCAAAAATAGGTTTGATGAGTTTTGGAATCTTTACCCAAAAAAGGTAGCCAAAGCGGATGCGATCAAAGCCTGGAATAAAGCAACTAAAAACAAAACCGCTGATGAGTTATTGAAGCTCACCAAAGCCTATGCTGAGTCAAAGCTGCCAGAGGATAAATACATTCCGTATCCAGCCTCTTGGCTAAACAAGGAACTTTATGAGAGTGTCGAAGTTGCTGAGGCGAAACCATTGCCTAAGCTCTTTGTAGGGAGAATCAAATGACACAATTCGAGCAGTCCGTAATCGGATCAATCCTGCTGACCAATGGCAAGGCACTAGAAGAACTTACCCTGGCTCCATCAGACTTTGATGACCTGCAAAACGAGAAAATCTACAAAACCATTCTGGAGATGAAGGCAAGTCGTCAGCCCATTGATGTAATGACAGTCGGTGCTGCTCTGCCAAAGCTTGCAAGCCACCTGCACGACATCGTAACCGCAACTCCAACAGCAGCTTCGGTCAAGTTCTATGCCAGCAAGGTAATTGAAGAAGCCACAAGACGCAGACTTGCTATTGCCGGAACAATGATTCACAGCAAGGCTCAGCACGAAGACTTGGCAACAGTCTTTGACACAGCTAAAAAAGAGATTGACAACCTCATTGATCGCAACTCGGCAACGAGGCCGAGCTATGTTGCAGATGAGCTATTGCCATACCTTGATGAAATTGATAAGCCAAAGCATTACCCAGAAAGCCCTTGGCCTTTACTAAACGACATAATCGCAGGATTCCGACCAGGTGCTTTGTACATTATCGGTGCAAGACCAGGTGTAGGTAAAACCATCGTTGGTTTGCAAATCGCTTGGGAGCTATCAAAGACTGGCCCTGTATCATTCCATAGCCTTGAGATGGGCAAGAGCGAGCTTTACAACAGAATCATCAGCATGGAGTCTGAGGTTTACATCGGCAACATTGAAAAGGGAAACCTAAAAGAGTACGAGTGGGACAAGATTGCAAAAGTCCGAACAAAGATTCAGTCACATCAGCTTGCCATTCACGACAAGTCAGGTCAAAACCTTTTGCAGATACGAGCATTAGCAAACAGCGTCAAGGGCAACGACTCACTTAGGGCGATTGTTGTGGACTACCTAGGGCTTATCCAAGACACCGAGAAGGGCCGCAAGCGTTACGAAATGATTACAGACATCTCCATTGGCCTAAAGAACCTAGCCCGCGATCTAAATGTTCCGGTCATTGCTTTAGCCCAGCTCAACCGAGGCCCAGAGCAACGCAAGGACTCAGAGCCTGACATGGCTGACCTTCGGGACTCAGGTGGCATTGAGCAGGATGCCGACTCGGTTATCCTCTTACACAGAGTCCAGACCGAAGAAGACCAGTTTGATTGGCAAAAGAGTCAGATGATAATGAAGGTAGCGAAGAACAGACATGGTGGACTTGGAGAAGTCGCACTCAAGTTTGAAGGTCACCTTTCCAGAGTTGTTGGCTAAGCTTATGGAGTGGATGACA